ATACCCGACAAAGCGGGTCTATGATCGCATCGCAAAACCCCGGCAACCATCGGTGAGGGCTAAGTCAAGGCAGTTCTCACCAGAACAGCGAGCAACCGCACTGGAGGTGCTAAAGAGAATGAAGTTGGTGCCATGAGAACCCCAATAATAGTGGTGGCGATAGTATTAGCGTACGTCGCCATCATGATCGGATCAATGAAACTAGATAGGGTATTCTATTCGCCTCGTTCCCTCTCAGTCGACGCGAATGGTAACCTAGCAAAGGGAGTGAGTGGGGCCAATAACCCCACTCACTAATTAGTGAGAGACCACGACACATATCGAGGCTCCCGGCGTAACCTCTGTCTTCGCATCGCCACCAAGACCGTATGGTCTGAAGCGTATCACTACGTGAAAGGTGTGAAGTCAAAGATTACTAGGAGGAGAGAGAATGACAGAATACCACCTAATAGCACACAAAGTCCGAGGCGAACCAGCATTTGACATAGCACACGAACTCACAGCGGCTAATGGCGAAGAGATGTGGATATGCTCTACCTCAGGGCATAGGGCATATCCATATTGGAACGTACCACTAAGGGATCTGCTAATCGACGATATTCCCGAGATGCCCGAAACCGCCACCGAGCATTACACAGCCACATCAATGAACGACAAGATCGACCTCAAAGGCGATGGGGTTGCATTCTTAAAGATGCTTGGGATCCAAGTTGAGAAGCAGGTCGATCCCAACGAACCAAAGATGAGGAGGATATGATGGATTTTATCCCAATCATAGTAGCGGCCCTAGTAGGCTTCGGCCTTGGCTACCGCCTCTGCGAACTACAGAATGGAAAGTTTCGATGAGAGTCCCAACCGAAAGTGAGGTGTTTAGCGAATTGATCGACAACCTGCGCAAGGCTCAAGACAACTGCGCCACCCTTGGTCATCTCACCAGAGACCATGATGCAGTTCGAGCGCACGGTTGGCTAGCCATGTCCGAGCTACTCGGCCGGGCATGCCATAATGTAACGCAACTAGCAATGGGAAGGTCACTGCAATGACAGACTATGTTCTAGGCCTGGGCACAGGCTATTATGGTACCAACGCCGCAATCACCGAACAGGTATTAACTGGGCAGACGCAAACCATAATCGTCGATACCCCGGCCACAGGTTATAACAATCCCACCATCCCACCAGTCCCACTCCCGCCCGGCGTAGTGCTATTCATCACCGGCTTAGCAATGCTGGGCATATTAAGGAGAAAACGTAATGGACGCGACGAGTAAACACCAACCTACAGAGGAACAATGCGCAATAATCGAAAGGGTCAGCACGTCAGATGGAAACCTGCTCATCACGGCTCTCGCTGGAACTGGCAAGACCACAACTTTGGAGATGATGCAGGATCATATCGACGAGTCACCGCGTTTATACTTGGCCTTTGCAAAGCGGAATGTGGAAGAAGCAGAGGGAAAGTTTCCATCCGATTGCGAAGTTCGAACATTCAACTCGTGTGGTCACCGCATCGTCGCTAAGATGATCGGAAAGAAGAAGCTGGAGGTAGACAAGCAAAAGACTAACAAACTGCTAAGGATCATAATCGACGAGGCCAACAGCAACGTCAGGGATGTTCTATGGGGGACTTATCATGATGTGATCCCCGCCGTGGCCCACGCTAAGGCCCTCGGCTACGTACCCGATGGAAGCTACACCAACGCTAAGCGATTGATGAACCGAGAGCAGTTCCACCAACGATTAGCTCTCGACTTGGAGGAACCCGATGAACTCACCGCAGAACTCATTGACACCGTACTACTACAATCTATTCGAACAGCCTTTGAAGGGTACATCGACTTTAACGATCAGGTCTATATCCCCGCCGTATTCGGTGGTCCATATCCGCGGTTCCCTTATGTCATGGCGGATGAGGCTCAAGACCTCAACCCCGTTAACCACGCTATGCTCGAACGTCTCGCTAGGGGAAGATTTGCTGCTGTCGGCGATGACGCACAATCCATCTATGAGTTCCGAGGGGCGGTTCAAGGTGGAATGTCTAAGCTTAAACGACGATTTGACATGGAGGAGATGACCCTCAGCGTCAGCTTCAGATGCCCTCAAGCGGTGGTCGAATATGCGAGATGGCGAGTTCCCAACTTTAAATGGGCCAAGTCTGGAGGATCAGTCGACCTGCTATCGAAACTCGATCCAGACACTATCCCCGATACTGATGATCCTAACGGCGTTGCTTTCATCTGCCGCAATAATGCTCCTCTGTTTAAACTTGCCCTACAGCTTCTTGCTCATGGGCGGGGCGTATCTGTTGCTGGCAGTGATATTGGCCCCCGAATTATTGCTATCATGGGAAAGCTGGGGCCGGGCAACATGGATCGACCCTCCGTTATGGCGGCGGTGGACGACTGGTTGTTAGAGAAGATAGCGAAGAAGTCGGCCTCGGCCCATGACATCGCGGCGTGCATGAAGGTGTTCGCAAGCTACGGATCGGATCTCGACCAAGCTGTGGCCTATGCCAAGTCCCTATTCGACCAAACCGGCCCGATCAAACTATTAACCGGCCATAAGGCGAAAGGGCTCGAATACGATACCGTCTATCATCTCGACCCATGGCTTATCAACAATGATAAAGGAGATCAAGAACGCAACCTACGCTACGTAATAACTACCCGAGCGAAGCAGCAGTTGTTTGAGATCAACTCGGCCCAAATCGAATGGTCCAACCATGTCGATGACCAAGTCTAGGCTCGCCTACAAAGACTGTTACGCCGCAATGGACTCAGCCCTAGAAAGCAAGGAAGGAGTGTGGATGTTATGCGATAGCCACGGCGATGCCTACCACCAAAGGCAACGCCTGAACTACGCCAGAGAACTCGACCGACAAGACAACGCAACAATGTATCACCCAGCCGAACCTCTCCATGGAAGGTCCCACTATGATAACCTTACGTTCAAACTTTCCACCTACCAAGATAAAGATTGCGTCCTCCTCCAACCTAACAACCCCGAAGGCCGACAACTCATCGATGTTGCCACAGGAGATGCCATCACTCCCAGAAGCGATAGCATCAGCGGTGCAGAATACCAAGCCACACTTATTGGACATGACAGTATGCCCCTTCTGCCGTCAACCCACGAAGACATATTTCCGCCCAGTGAAGCTGAGAATGGGGACAGTGAAGGACAGGATGTTCCAAGCCCTGACGAGGGCGGGGGACATGGGATTGACGCTGGAACAACTCACAAAGGCGGTCTACGGCGATTGTAAGAGAAGCCCGGCAACTCTCATATCACACGTTTGGCAGCTTAACCAACGACTGAGGCTAACCGAAACCAGAGTGGTTAGCGTCGGTGGTTATTATAGGATCATCCATGCCCCAAATAGATGACCAAATCTTCGCCGAGCTCCTATATCGAGCTCTCGAAGCCGAGCGAGGGATAGCAGTCGAGACGAACGACGTAATATTCCTCAAGCAAAATATCTGGAGAGTGAAGGGCGACCTAGGCGATCCAAGGCTCGACGCCTTGATGGTCGTTCATGCGCCAGTCGAAAACGAAGTATGGATCTGTCAACGTGATCAGGATCTCTAATGGCCAATGAAATCGACTTCATAATGGATCTAGACCCACTCGAACTAACCGAAGAGCGTCTGGATAAGCTAATCAAGTACCACCGACAGCTAATGGGGACAGTGGATGATAAAGGCAAGGTCACCAAGCCCAAGCTACCCGAATACACCCCTGAGCCATCCCATCTCCTTAAGATGCTCGGCATGTCAAAGAAGGAACCACCAAAACCTCCTTCCAAGCTTAGGAGGATCTAATGCTGGAGAAAACCACCGATGCCCAATCCCCGTTCCTACCGAATACAACTATCCAATACGCATGGGATTCAACTAGCCTTGGCTACCTTAAGCGATGTCCTCGACTGTACTATTACACTGTCCTCTGCGGGTGGACCTCAGTTGAAGATAGCGTGGACCTCCGCTTCGGGATCGAGTACCACCGAGCCCTGCAAGAATACGACGTGCTTAAATCTACTGGGCTTAAGCATGACGATGCAGTTAGAGGAGCTCTTCGTTCCCTACTTACCCGAGCTCATGAGTGGCCCTTCGACCACAAGTTTAAGACTAAAGAAGCGCTAATCCGAACCTGCCTTTGGTATATGGAGAAATTTCGGGATGACCCTGCCAAAACCTACATCTTGGAAAACGGAAAACCAGCTGTTGAACTCAGTTTTAGATTTGACCTCGACTGGGGACCCGACGCCGCTACCGACCAGCCTTACATGCTTTGTGGCCACCTCGATAAAGTGGTGGTTTACAATGATGAACTGTTTGATCTGGATCGAAAAACCACTACCAAAACCCTAAGCGACTACTACTTCGCCCAGTTCGAACCTGACAATCAGATGACGCTATACTCACTGGCAGCCAAGGTGATCTTGGATGCACCAATCAAAGGAGTGATAATCGACGCAGCACAGGTACTGACAGAAAGCTCTAGGTTCGTTAGAAACTTCACCTATCGAACCGAAGGGCAGCTAGATGAATGGATCAAGGATCTGGAGTATTGGTTCTCCATGGCCGAATACTACGCCGAGCAGAACTACTGGCCACAGAACGACACCGCCTGCGATAAGTATGGTGGATGTAGGTTTAGGCAGATCTGCTCCAAGGATCCGGGAGTGCGCCAGAGATATCTAGAAGCAAAGTACGTTCAACTTCCAAAGGAGGAAAGATGGAACCCACTGAAGCCAAGATAGAGTTTGTAGCTGGGTACACAGCCGCGGTCAATATAATCAAGCGCACAGCCGACCACGAGGTACTGCACGAGAACCCACGCATAAATCGAATACTCCACCAGTCACTAGAGGCCATCGTAACCACAATGATAGACGCAATAGGAGATGTAGTAGATGCCAACTTTAGAGAAACACCAATCCAATGAGTACACCAAACTACTCTGTCTCGGAGACAGCGGTTCAGGTAAGACGGGAGGCCTTGCGCCTCTTGTCAACGCTGGTTACCACCTACGCATACTCGACATGGATAACGGTCTTGAGTCCCTCAAACAACAGGTCCTTAGGCTCTGTCCTGAAAAGATTGCGAACGTGGAATACCGAACTCTCCGCGATAAACGTAAAGCTAGTCCAAGCGGCCCGATCATCGACGGTTCACCAAAAGCTTTTATCGAAGCAATTCGAATGCTCGATAGATGGAGATATGTAGATGGAGGAAATGAGATCGACTTGGGTGTCCCGGCCGAATGGGGTCCCGATGTTATTCTTGTCATCGACAGCCTTACCTTTCTCTCTGATGCTGCCTATGATTGGCGAGAACCTCTCACGCCAAAAGGAA